GCGGGTTCTGTGAAAACTTCTCCTTCCATGTATTCTAGTTCCAGTTCCGTAAATCTTCTTCTTACTCCCTGCGGTTCTCGAACTGAAATAATTCCATATACATCATCGTCAAGTACTACTCGCATCTCTTCATTTATCGTGTTGTCATACCGAATGACGCGAGTCATCTTTCTGACTGCTGTATTCTTGTCTGCAAGTATTTGCTCGTTCCCTTTATTTGTAAAACCTACAACCTCGTAAGACCATGGCTCTTTGTACACTTCCCAACTTTCATCAGTCTCTCCGTTGAAGTCGTTTATTTCCACGACCTTTCGAATGATCTGAATCTTCCTATCAAATTGTCCGATGTTAAACTTGTGATTCAGCATACAGACTTTTTATTGCCGTTACTTCTTCGATGCTCAGACCATTAAGAGCTTTTTCAAGTGGGTATTCAATTCCACGTCTTTCAAAAGGCCATATATTTACTTCACTCTTCAAATCAATTGCTACAGGCTCCGAATTGAAATACCGTTTTTCTAGTACTCCCTTTCTTGCTAAGTGAAATGTCGATCTGTTGTCGAGTCCTTTTGAGTACAAGTCCGGCCATATCGGATAAGTCTTTACAAGCGCTTCTTTGGATATTGCTCTACCCACTCCGTAATGACCTTCACGTTTACTCAACCTTCGACACTCTCCGTCTTCTGTGTTGAGCATTACGAAGTCTCCCAAAGCCATTAGATCACGATCCCACGGATAAAGCGTTAAAAATTCATTCTTCAACAAGTCATCCGATCCTATTTCAATCAGGTAGTCGAAGTCTTTCTTCATCATCGCTTGAGCAAGCCCGTAATTCTTCTTCGCTCCGAGGGGCTCGTTTTCATGCATACACCATTCTACCCCGTACCTCTCACATAGTGGAATCATCGACTCTTCAGAAATCACCGCGAAAAATTCCATCGGATGCTTGCCAGTTTTTTTAAGCCGGTTCAACCCCATGAAACATATCTCTGTTATCTCAGGACGCTTCCACACTGCCAGGAAAAAGAGTAGCTTAACAGGAGTATTCTGCATTCCAGTAAACTTTTACAGTATCAAGTGTCCTCATCCATGCGTCGGAATTACTTCCATCATCCCCACGTTTCTCATAGTCCAAAGCAATCTTTTGCTTAATGGCCGTTTTGATCACTTCCGGTACAGCCGCAGCGTCAGCATATCCAGCTACATAGGTAAGTACCACGTTGCTGAGTGCCCTATTTGTATAGGGCCAGCTCTCAGTAACACGCACGCGCGCGATCCCTGAAGCTATGTCTACCGTATAATCCGCCGAGTCAATTGTCTGTGGTGCATCATCTTCGTCTGTATAGGCAATTGATGTAAGTTCCGTTACCGGACCGTATGGTAAAATCACATCCTTTCCATAGAAAGAACTAAGTTTAACGGTACGGGTACGGGTAATAAAGCTCAATCCAGAATAAGCCTCACATTCAGCAGTCGCAGACGCTATCAGCAATGTCAACAAAGTGTCTTCATCATCGATGTCAATCTTTAGCCACGCTTTCACCTCTGCTAAAGAGACGACGAGTGTTGCTGGTAGCGTCGCGTTGCTGTATATGATCATGATTTGTAGCTTTCTCTTACGATTCCATGATAAACTATACTACTCGGCGTGCTTCCGGCTTCATTTTCCCCGCGTCCGTCACTTTTTTTTTCTCCTTGTCATCGCGGACATCCCAATAACCGGCGAACTTTACAGCTTCTTCGTTACTCACTTCAATAGGTACTCCAGCATGAGCAATTACATCTTTAGGCTTCTTACCATCCTCGTTGATTTGTTTCAAAAGGAAAGTTTTCTTTGGTGTTAACTTTGGCATATATTCTATTTTTTGATTAAGTCAATGCAGGAAGCGTAGTGTTCCAATCTTTCACTACTGCGAATTCTTCAGGATGCTCTATGTCAACATCAGCATAAGTATTTACTACGATGCGGAGCTTGTTAACAAGTGCTTGCGTGTAAGGATCTAACAGGATACCTACACCGCCCCATGTGGCAAGGATTGCAGACTTCCAGTTGGAAGAATAAATCATTGCGCTTAGACCTGTAGTTGTTTCTGTTAAATCAGAAGGAATTCTATTTGTAACAATGAATTTCCTAGCGAATAGGTCAGTGGAGCCTGGTTTCAGAATGAAATTTCCTTCAACGCCACCTGTTTGGAATGGAGTCAAGGCCAGTGAGGCGAACCCGTTGGAGTTCATCACAAATCCGTCGTTCCCATCACGTCCGTTGTCAGCCATTACAGCTGATATCATTGCGATGATTGCACCGTAAGTCATATCGCCACCAGAAGAACCAAGAGATACAACGTTCACACCTGAGTAATTCAGAATACCGACAGGGGAATTACCACCAGTAGGGCCAGCGAGTACCGCTGTATCAATTGCTGCTGCAATACCGTATTCGATTTTGCTTCTCAGATATTGCTCAGTAATTTCATTTGACTGAACAAGCATTTGTCCGGATATGTCGGTATAACCGGCAAGCCTTTTAGGGGACAAGTCGATTGCGTCGAAAGTCAGAGTGAACTCATCAGCAGAAGAGTTTTCAGTCTCCCATACAAAAGTTGCTTCGTTTGTTGAGCGGGGGATTTTGATATTGCCCTTTAAACCTGTGTATTTTGTGATTCCAAGGCGATCAACAACTGGCTCGATTCTCAATGAAGGAATCATAGGGCGGTATTCAGTACGCACCAGATCCGCGCCTTCGGTTGCTACATCCAGCAAGCTTTTTTTGCCGTAGGAAACCATTTTGGCAGGAATCAATATTTGTCCCTGTAATTCCTCAGTTATGCCAGATTCACGGGCTTCTTTTCTTGCTTCGTCTGCAATTTCCTTTTCGAAACCCTCTACGCTACCCTTCCAGTTATTTCTGGAAACATCAGCTACAGCTTTACGGTAGGAAAAACGGGATAGTTCCTTCCCTTCGGAAGCATCATCTTGTGGTGCCCCTACGGCATTACGCGCTTTTTCTGCTGCGCTTTTCTTTTTACGTGCTTCGATTTTTTCAAGCTTAACGATTTCAGCTTCGAGCGCTTCCAGCTCATCGTTATAAGTTGTGAGCTGTGCTTCCTCTGCTTCGGTCAGCACTCGGCTTTTGGCTGCTTCAACCAGGGCATCAAATTTATTTTGTTTATCCGCCCGATCTTCGAGTTTACTTTTTAATTTGTCCATTTTTAATTTTTGATTGCATTAGTAAATATTTATTCAGATTCGGGTCTGGCCCGGATAAGACTTCTTCAAGCACTTCAATATCAGGTGTTGCTTTTGCGTCGAAGGCATCTAGCAACTCCTGTATTTTCATTCCTTTGATATCATTTAAGCTTAGTTCAGGAAGTTGCTTTTGTACGAATGAAAGTGCAGATAGTGTGTGTGACTTCATCGATCTACGAAGAGCCGCAGGATCAGCGGGGATGTGAACAATAGACCACTCCACTAGCGTTTGCCCAGGGAAATTGAGTGTATAGTCTACTACTTCGTTTTTCGCATTCCGTATCAGTTCTTTTTGTAACGGCCCATTAGGGAGTACACCAGTAGACGAAGAGTTAAGAGAACCCCAGATTATTTTTCGAAATACTTTATCGGCAGTTGGGTTTAATTCGGCAGGTTCGAAAGTGGCTTTGCTCATCAATACCCTTTTGCTTCTGAAAGTGTCTAGCCATACCGTGGCCTTGCCTATAACGTCGTCCGGGTTAGGTGGTAGGCACATATTGTCCCCGTAAACATTATGCTGATAGCCAACAATGGGATTAGAATTGAAGCTGTCAAGATTCCACTTATCCCAATCGTAAATAAATTTGTTTCGGTGCTCTCTTCCTGTCGCTTCTGACGCGATTACAAAGGTTATTTCCCTGGTACTTTCTACCGTATCCTTATCAATCTGAGCCTCAAAGACTGATTGATTATATTTAGTTGACGTGAGCGTGTCCATTTAATTTTGTTTTTTGTGGCTGCGCTGGAACCGTTGTTAGTACTTCTTTTTCGTATTTCTGTCTGAGTAAATCAGCAGGGACCATTGCCCCTTGGACTAAAAAATTGTCGCCGTCAGGATATGGGTTTAAATCTTCCAGGCTCCGGGCTTCGTTACGATTCATCACACCGGTATTCACCATTGATTGATAGAAGGCTTGCCTTGCAGCGATATCGCCACGCAGCAGTCCGTTCATATTGAATTTTGTATAGGTGTTTTTCTTTTCCTTCTCGAAGAATAGCTTCATGTTATTCTCAAGCTCAATATTCCGACAGACTGGCATAATGGTGTGTTTTGCATACACTAAGTCCATTTGCTCGGCATTGGAGAAAGTGGATCGCTCAAGATCCTGTACAAACTGTGGAGGCATCTGCCAGATACCGAGAAGTTCAGTTTTGTTTTGGCGACGTTGAACGGCAAAAGCTGCTTCATCGGCAGGCGTCATTATCGGGGTGTACTTAAATCCACCGTCGATGACTCTGACCTGTCCTGCCTGCGCTGATTGCCAAGCGTTTTTATTTTGCGCTCGTTGCTCGGGTGATAATGACTTTTCTGTACTTAAAACACCTGGAGGCTGTACGCCCATTAGGATAGCTGAGTAACGGTCAAGCTTCATAGCCATTCCTATGGCATTTGAATTCTCTCTTACTGGCGAACGTCCGCAGATTCCATCGAAAGAATAGAATCTATAGTGCAGCATATCCCGGCTGTGAACGGAGTCACCTTGATAGTGGTAGAAAACGTCTCCATCTTCAAATTTTACAGTAACCTCCCAAGGTTGCCAAATGTGAATGGCTACAGGATTGCGTCGACTGTCGCGTTGAATGTATCCGTATCCATTGCCCCATATATCGACATGCAGCATGATCGTTTTCCAGAAATTCGCAGCACTCATGTATGAGTTTGGCTGATCATGTACTAGGTAATAGGCCGGATGGTCAGTGAGAATGCTTTTTGTATTGCCTGTCTCCTGGATGACGCTGCATGGTAATGATGCAACAGTATTTCCTCGCACGTAGGTGCTACTGTATATTGTGGAATTTCTTAAAGCATTTCTTTCTGTGACTAATTCGCCGGCTGCGTTGTCGGAGCTGTAAAAAGAATGTATGATGTTTCCGTGGGTGTCATAGATGTCATCACCAGCCGTCCAGCTGCTTTTACTGGTGTTCCAGATATATTTGTTTACGAAATCTTGAAGGAGTGCGCCCACGGAATGCAAACTTGTGGGCTAGTGAATTTTTATCGGTTAACATAATTAACATTCGATTCAAATGCTGCTCGTTTGTTAATAAGGTTTACTGGAATTGTTTAAATTTGTTAAACCGATTCATAGATGAGCATGAAGGAACGCAGTTCTTTTTTCCAATCATTCAATTC